CCATCTGTTGACGAACCAATCATGCTTTTAAATAAGCATATCGGTTACGATGAACAAGAAGGCATGGGTATCGACGGTTCCATTTTTCAGACAGAACTTTTACAACTTGACACCTTAGGAAAGAAAAGAATCCAGGTTTGGATTAACTCTCCCGGCGGTGTAGTTACTGACGGTTACTCCATTTACAGCGCTATATTAAAATCTGATACTCCTGTTGATACTTATGCAATTGGAGCAGCTGCATCAATTGCAGGTGTGATCTTCCAGGCAGGCAGAAAAAGGATTATGGCTGACTATGCCTGGTTAATGTACCACAATCCTTTTGGCGGTGGAGATGATGCTCTTTTGAAAACAATGAAAGATTCAATCATTAAGATGATCGAGCAAAGAAGTGGCATGAATGAAAAAGATGTGACAAAAATGATGGCGCGTACCACTTTTATTGATGCAGATGAAGCCATGGAAATGAAACTATGTGATAGCATTGATTCCAGTGTGGATATGAATACAAAATATTTAAGAAAAATAACAGATTCTCTTCAATTCTACAGAGAATGTAATAAAGTTCTCAATTCATTTTTAAATAATAATACAAATACTATGTCACTGACAAAAGTAACGATGCGTTTAAAACTCAACGACGCAGCCAGGGAAGATGATATCATATCCGCTATCGATGCGATTGAAAACCGCGCAAAAAAAGCCGAAGCTGAAATTGACGACGCAGAAAATAAAGTGAAGAAAGCTGAAGCAAGGGCCGAAGAAGCTGAAAATAAAGCTAAGGATAAAGCAAAGGCTGATAGTGAGGAAATGGACAAGCTCAAAGCGAAGCTTGATAAAGCCAAAGCAGATCTTGAAAAAGCCCAAAAGGATTTTGATGACAGCAAGGCAAAGCTGGATGCCATGGAAGCTGATAAAAAAGCTGCCCAGGATAAAGCCGAAGAAGAAAAAGCGAAAAACATGATCGAAGGGTTTGCCAAAGCTGGTCGCATCAAAAATGAGGAAACCGTAAAACTCAAATGGATGACCACTGCAAAAACATTGGGATTCGATGAAGTAAAAAGCATGATCGAAGCGCTGCCTTTGAATAAGGATGCTGTATTGATTACAGACGCGGTTCCCAACAAGATCGGGAAAGATGAATTGCCAACAACAGCTATTGGCCTGGCTGTAAAAAACAAATTACGCAGAGAAGGAAAAATCTAATTTAAAAAAAAACTTTTTAAAAATACATAACATGAGTTTAGTTATTTCAGACACATCATATGCGGGCACATTTGCCTCTTATTTCTGGCTTCCTGCCACCTTTGGCATGGACACTATTCAAAAAGGCGGTGTTTACGTTCAGGACGGCATCAAGAAAGAGCACACCATTGGTCGTGTTGATTTCGCCAATCCTTTGCAGCCGCGCCAGGCTACTCCAACTTCCAGTGGCACATTCACTGTTGATGGCCGTGTGTTAAGCCCGAAAGACCTGATGGCGTACACCGAATTTAACCCGCGTGATTATGAGCAACACTGGCTGGCTGAAGAGCTAAGCCCGACATTGCTTGCACGTGAGCTCCCGATAACTGCCGAAAATTACATGATGCAGATTGGCCTTGACAGAGCTTTCGAGCAAATCGAATTAGGCCTCTGGATGGGTTCAACAAGTTATACTGCAGCTCCCGGTTCTACCGGCAACGGACAGATTTGCTTCTTTGATGGTTTTATCAAAAAGATGCTCAATGATGCCGCTGTTTCACAAGTTGCATCACCTTTTCCTTTGGTTGCAACCGCAAGCGACGGGTCTCATACTAACATCCTGGCCGCCATGGATTCATTGATCAATCTTTGCGCAACTAATAAAAAAGCATTATTAAGCCGCCCGAACAGGTTTAAGAGATTGAAATTCTTTATGAGCATCGCCTCAGAGCAAATATACCAGGCTGCATCTATTAATCTTACTTTCAAAGGCCAGTTGGTTCAGAATGGTGAAACTCAACCATACAAAGGGTTTCAAATTGTAGCCCTTGCAGGTATGCCTGACAATACCATTTTATTCGTCGAAGGCCTGGACGATGTAAGTTCAAATCTTTATGTAGGAATGAACTCTACAGAAGATAATAACCTTCAGTTGCAGAGATTACAGAATAATTCAGAATTATTCTTTCTGAAGGGATTAATGAAGTTTGATGTTCAGTATGGTTTTTCTGAACAGGTTTTCCTTTACACCACACTCACCACATCATCATTCAACGCTTAATTAACCAAGGCGGCTAAAACCGCCTTAAAAATACTTAAAAAATGAGCACATCAGCAAGATTTACATCAGGTACCGGTCCAATCGCACAGGGTACAGACAATACCAGTCGGATAAAAAATAATCAATATCTGAATCCGGCTTACGCTGCTATTATCAATGTAAACCCGTATGCATCGGAGACTTTGGTAAACGTAGCTGCATTAACCGGAGCTTTAACGATCAATACAGGAGTAGGAAGTGCTTCTACAGCACCCTATGTCGGTGATAAGATTACATTCTTGTTTACCTCGGCTGGTATTCAGGTGGTAACCTTTGGAACTGGAATGTTAAGCACCGGCACACTTTCAACAGCAGCCGGGAAAACTGCAAACATCACTTTCATTTTCAATGGAGCTTCATGGTGTGAAAGCCACAGAACCATAACTGCTTAATTATGGTAAACGCAAAAAACGTTTTTGAGGCGCTACCTCACATAAATGAGATTTGGATAACTAAGGACGGACATTTCCATTTACATCCAAACAACGGTGGTAAAAAATATGTTCGTGGTGAAGAGGAAGAAAAAAAAATAAAAACATTGCCGGTTGAGGCAGTAAAAAAATAAAATATGGCCAGAGGCGATATTACATTTATAAAAGGCCAGGGAGCAAGTAAAAGAGTGGCAGCAGGCCAGGATTTTATTTCAGGCCTTATTTATTATTCTGCGACCCTTCCCTCAGGATTTACGACTTCTCAAAATATTAAACAGTTATTTTCCGTAATCGACGCCGAAAATGCTGGGATTGGATCTAATTATTCTGATGAAACACCTGCAACTGCTTCTGTTACTGTCACAGTAATGGGAACAAACGGAGATACCGCTGCCTTAACGGTCAATGAACCCAATGGAGTTAAAGTTGCTTTGGGAACTTATATTAAAATTTCCAGCGACAGTACTACAACTCTTGTAGCAGCAGGAATAGCAGCAGCTATCAACGCGGGCACTAATACGCACGGATATTCAGCTTCTTCTTCTGCAGCCATTGTAACCATCACAGCTCGTAAAGGTTTAGGAATATTTTTAAATTCAGGAACTCCGTTAGCGATAGCTTATTCAACAGGCGCAACACTTGCAGGAACATTAACTCAGTTCACCGGTGGTGTTGCATCAAAGCAAGCAGTATGGCATTATCATATTGCTGAATTTTTCAGAGGTAATCCATCAGGACAGTTATGGCTTGGATTTTTTCCCGTTCCTAATCCGTACACTTTTTCAGAAATAACATTATTACAGACTGCCGCCGGAGGAACAATTCGTCAGGTAGGAATTTATAAAGATGGTGCCGCTTATGCAAGCGGTGATTTAACAGCTATTGACGGAGTGATCAAAACATTAAATGACGCAAAACATAAGCCCTTATCGGCTTTGTACGCCGCAGACCTTTCTGCAACCAGTGATATCACCACAATAGCTGATTTATCTTTACTAACTGCCAATAAAGCCAGTTCTATTATTGGCCAGGATGGCGGAGCATTAGGAAATTTATTGTTTTTGGCCTATGGAAAATCAATCACCCAGTTGGGTATTGCATTGGGACTTTTGAGTGCAAGTGCAGTATCTGAGGATTTTGGAGAGCCTGCTAAGTTTAATATTAGCGATGGTACCGAAAATGATATTCCTGCATTTGCTAATGGTAAATTGTTAAGCGATGCATCATTGAGCGATTCCGCTTTGGACGCTATTGATGCAAAAAGACACATATTTTGTCAAAAATATGTAGGCTATGCAGGCACTTATTTTAATGACAACCATTGTGCTATTTCAACTGCATCAGATTATGCTTATATCAATGATAACAGAGTTATTGATAAAGCAATTCGTGGTATTTACACCGCCTTAATTCCTTACTTAAAAAGCAAGTTGTTAAAGAACTCCGACGGAACATTGGCAGCCACAACGATTGCATTTCTTGAAACACAAGCCTTACAGCCGTTGTATCAAATGGCGCGGGATCAGGACCTGGGAGATGTTTCTTCAGATGATGTTTACATTGATCCCACACAAAACGTTACCAGCACCAATCTTTTGATTATTAATATACAATTGAATGAGAATGGTATTGCAAGAAATATTCAGATACCGATAAGTTTTAAATAAAAAATTATGACTCCTTTAATAAATGGCGTTGCATATAGTTGGTCATCCATCACATTTAATTTGTTTGGAGTGCCGGTTGCCGGCATCGTGGATATTAATTATACCCGCAAACAGACGAAGACAAATAATTATGGTGCCGGGCAGGAGCCAGTAAGCAGAGGATACGGGAAAAAAGAATATGAAGGTTCAATTGAAATTTACCAGGATGAATGGAAAAAAGTTATTTCTGCCGCTCCAAATCGTGATCCTCTTTCAATCGGCTGGTTTGATATTCCGGTAAAATACGGCAACTCGATTGCTGACATGACGCAGGATACTTTGCGGGCTGTAGAGTTTCTCGAAGATCCTTTTAATGCAAAAGAGGGCGACACAAAATTGACTGTAAAAATACCTTTAATCATCGGACAAATAGATAGATAATGGAAGACGTACAAAATGAACCGGAGGTAGCTGAAATTGAACCAACTGAGATAACATCTAAATTATCTGATGAAGAGATTGCAGCCTATGATGAACACGCCAAAGAATTGGCGCGTAAATACAATGTTTCAAAGGTTCATGTTTATATCGGAATTGATAAAAGCACCAATGAACGCATTGTTGGATTTCTGAAAGAACCGAATTATTTGCAAAAGGTTTTTGCGCTTGATAAAATCGCTACCGTAGGAATGTTTGCCGCCGGTGACGAATTAAGAGAAGCACTCACTTTAAAAGAAGAAAGTGATCCAAGAACATACAGCACTTCACAGGATTGCGATTGCTACAGACTTGGAATGACCGGAACCTGTGTTCCTATTATTGAGGTAATCAATAATTCATTTAAAAAAAAATAGCGGAGTTTGAAATTTCAAATTCGGGTGCACCTTATGCACGAATGGCAGCGCTCATCCGCTGCCATCATCATTTAAAGAAAGAGGAGATGGAACAAATGACTGAAGATGAGTTTTGTGAGTTATGGGGACAAACCAAATATTATTTAGAAATTATACACCAGGTAAAATTCAGTTAAATGGCAAGTACCATAGTTGAATATGTAATGAATCTGAAGGACAATCTAAGTCCGAAGATTGATGATGCCACTACCCATGTGAAGCATATGGAAAGTGGATTAGGAAGTTTAAAATCAATGGCAGAAAGCGTTGGTCTTGCTCTGAGTGCTGCTTTTGTTGTTACAAAAGGATTTGAATTTATAAAAGAATCAATTGAAAGCGCCAAGGATTTAATAACCGCTCAGGCCGAGGTAAAGGCGGGGCTGGAAAGTACCAATAATGCCGCTGGAATCACATTTGAAAATATTGAAAAAGTAACTGATCAGCTTTACCATTCTTCGACTTTTGCAAGGGATCAGATCATGGATATGCAATCCATTCTCGTTACGTTTCCGGCCATAACCAGGGAAGCTTTTGGACCGGCTTCTCAGGCAATAACTGATATGGCTACCAGAATGCACCAGGATTTGAAAGATACAGTCATCCAGGTAGGTAAAGCACTGCAGGATCCGGTGAGAGGATCTATGGCATTGCATCGTGTCGGCGTTAATTTAAGCCAGGAGCAGTTAGCAAATATTAAAAAACTGGTTGCTGCAGGTGATAAGTTAAAAGCCCAACAGCTCATCATGAAAGAACTGCAAAATGAATTTGCAGGTAGTGCTCAGGCAGCCTATAACGTTGATCCCGTGATTGCATTTTCAAAAGAGATGGGCGATATAAAGGATAAAGTTGGTGAATTAGTGATGAAAGTAGAAGAAAAGCTGACCCCTGTTTTGATGACTTTGATAAAAGATTTAAAAGAAGTTTGGCACTGGATCAAAGAAAATAAAGAAACGATCATTCCTATCATAACTGTCATAGGAACTTATGCAGCAATCCTTGGAACCGTAGCAACCGTTACGAAATTATGGACCGGGGCCGTGTGGCTTTTAAATGTTGCCCTTGATGCAAACCCTATTGTATTGGCCATTGCCGCTGTAGCCGGTTTAATTGTGTGGCTTTACCGGATTCACAATTCAACAGAAACATGGACCGATTCATTAAAGGCTTTATGGGATATGGTAAAAAATGTGACCGGGTTGATTGGTATCGGGTTTAAATCGGCGTTTGAGGATGTAGTTGATAACGCAAAAATATTCTGGCTGGAATTAAAGGATGTCTGGAATCAGGGTGTTCACGCGCTTACCGGCATGGAAGATCCTTTGACAAAAGTGATTGATGATTTAAAGAAACATAATTCTGAATCTCAGGCCAGCTATATGCAAATGATGGAAAACTACAGGAATGGGATTAAAATGGATTGGAGCGGTGAATTCACAAATTTAGAATGGCTTAAAAGACAGCATGAAATTTCTGCAAAATACCTGGCCGATAAAAAAATGAAAAGTTTAATTGGTAAAGGAGGTAAAGGAAGCAAAGGAGGCGATGGTAAGGACGGATCTCCTGCACCCAAAACAAAAGCTGAAGGACAAAAAAATATCAATATTCATATTGCATATAACGCTCCGTTGATCAAAGATTTTACCATCAGTACAATTAATATGAAGGAAGGACTTGGAAGCCTGAAGGAAAAAGTTACAGCGATTTTAGAGGGAGCGACCCATGATTCATTAATAGTAGCAGCTTACTAATGACAGAAAAACTTATCATACCAAAAGTCACCGCGCCGGGTATTACGCTGGACAAAGTTAGGAAAGCGGGAGAGCTGGCTGATATTGCTACAGCTAATGCAAGAAATAATGCATCCTCAACAAATCCATATATAAGAGGAGTATCTACCAATCCAACTAATGCAACTGCTGATGACTTTATTAAATATAAATCAGACCTGGGATCGAAGGTTTATGCCGATGTAACCTTTGATACTATTACCTACACCGATAATAATAATAATTCCATCTCAACGCCAAAAATGACTTTTCAGGCCATATTAGTGAGCGTTGTTTTTCCGCGAAATATTGTGAAGACTGAAATACAGGGCAGGAATGGAACTGTAAAAGAGTATATCGGCGAGGGCGATGCCAGTGTAACGTTTTCCGGAGTGATCACCGGTGGCAATGGCATCTATCCGGAAAAAATAATTTCTGATTTTATGAAAGTAATTAAAGCACCGGTGGCAATTCCTGTTATATGCACTCATCTTCAAAATTTAGGAATTTATAATGTTGTTTTTGACGAAAGAACATTTGAGCAGGAGGAAGGAAGTTATTCATATCAATCATTTTCTGTCAACTCTGTTTCTGATACACCGCAGGAACTATTAATAACCGGAATGTAAATTATGTATCGCGTTATCTCCAATATTACCATCGTGCAGCAGCCAAGATCAGGCATGGTCCGGAACAAGACTTTAATTTTTGATTTTGTACATGAATTTTCATGTTCTGATAATTGGCGGGATCTCACTAATAAAGGAAAAGTAACGGTACCAAAGAACCTTTATGTAAGGGATGCAAATAACCAGCTGGTTCCATTATTTGGCACTAATGTGAATATCGGTGGGTTCAGCTCCAATCCACCATTATTAATGCGAGGAGACCAGGTGACAATTGATTGGGGATATAAATTTTTTAAGAATGGGAAAGAGATCTTTCAGGGAACAAAAAGCAATAATGGAAGTTTATTTCAGGGATGGATTTCAGAGGTAACATCAAAAAAACCAATGGAATTTTTGGTTGAGGATAACATGTGGAAATTAAAACAAATCCAGGCTCCTCTTCATACATTTTCCGCGACTGATACTCTGGAAAATATTTTGAGCTACCTGTTGAAAAATACACCCTACACGGTAAATGCTCTTACTTCTACAACATTTGGCGCATTCCGGGTAGGTAATGAGACCGTTGCTGAAGTGTTGGCCCGCCTCAGAAAACAATTTCATTTTGAAAGCTATTTCAGAGGCAATGAATTAAGATGCGGCTCAACTATTTACATAGAAAGTGAGGCCAATACAAGCACGTTTACTTTTCAGCAAAACATTATCAGTGATGAATTGGAATATAGAAGAAAGGATGACATTGTTCTTTCTATTGTAGCCTCAAATAAAATTGAAGAAGAAACGGGCAAGCTTACAAAAGACGGGCACAATAAAACCAAGTGTACCCGTTTGGAAGTTTTGGTAACTCTTCAAAACGGCTCTGACGTTCCCACAACATTCGTAAAAACGAAAGGACAGGATTATCCGCCCAACACCGGGGGAGAAAGAATGACATTGCCTTATCCGGGAGCCACCTCTATTGCTCAGCTCGTAAGCCTTGCGACGGCTGAATTAAAAAAATTTTATTACACCGGCTTTAAAGGAAAGTTTACAACGTTTGGGCTTCCCTATGTGAGAATGGGTGATAATGTTCAACTGATGGATAATGTACTTCCGGAAAGGAACGGGCTTTATAAAGTGAGAGGGGTTGAATATACCGGAGGAGTGAATGGGCTAAGACAAACCATAGAATTAGATTATCTCATTTTAAATTAATAACAATGAGATTGTGCTGACCGCGATATAATAGAAATATGAGTGACCGATCCATTATAGAATCCATAACTAAGATGGCGGGATTACATAAAGTTGATCCTGTTTACTATGTAAATGCCATTGTCAACAGCATCGATCTTTCTTCCCGGACGTGTGATTGTACTACAATCGATGGACATACCGAGTATGATTTGCCTGGAGTTAAATTAATGGCCGTCGTGGATGACGGATTATTATTGGAGCCTGTGATTGGAAGTACTGTAAAAGTTATTTTCTCGCAAAATGTGGAGCCTTTCATTTGCCAGTATTCGGAGCTTCAAAATATAACGCTTATCGCTGCTGATAAAATTTCATTGAATGATGGAAGCAAGGGTGGGCTTGTTCAGGTAATAGATCTGGTAACCAAACTGAACAATCTTGAAAACCTGGTCAATGATTTAGCTGCAAAATTTAATTCCCATACTCATATTTTGTCACTTACAAGCGGAACGGGAACAGCAGCGCCTACAGTCAGCCCTGAAACAACTGTGTTAACTCCTACTAAAAGAAATGATATCGAAAATACTCAAATAATTCATGGCATATAAATAAAAAAAGATGACATACAGAACCGATGTACAATTAAACAACAACGACCTTGTTATCACAAATAATGACCTTGTTTTAGTGCAAAGTGATGATCAGCATGTTATTGACACAATCAATGCATGTCCGGGATGGTGGAAGGAAAGTCCTTCAGATGGAGTAGCGATTGTATCATTTTTAAAAGGACGTGGGATAGAGCAGCAATTATCAAGGTCAATAAAACTGAATTTGAAATCGGATGGATATGATTCAAGTCCAGCTATAAGTTACGATAGCGCAGGTAAACTTCAGATTGAAACCAATATAAATTAAAATGCTTTCTTACCAGGCCATTGAAGGACAAAGTTTATGGGATGTGTGCTTAAATACCTACGGTTCACTGGATTATATTATCAAGTTGATCCAGGACAATGGGGTGGATAATGTGAATGTTTATCCTGTTAGTGGCCAGATATTTATTTGGGACGAAACTTTAACTATTGACCAGGCGGTAAACCAGATTTCCCAAAACGCAAAAATTATTTACGCCACAAAGGTTTTATTAAATGGAAGTGTATTATCGATCGTGCTGGGGTCTTCATCAAGTAATACCGGAAGTACTTATTGGCAGCCTCCAACATGGCAACCACCAAATCCAGGTAACATGATTAAATATCAAAAAACATCTGAAATTCAATATACGGCTGCTGGCGGCGAAACTTCAGTTATACTTTCTGAATTAATAGAATCGTCCATCATACAGATAACAAGAGAAATTCAGCCTTTAAAGGCTGCCGATTTTGGATTTAATACAACTAATGGGCAGATTTCTATAACAGGCAACCCACTTGGTGCTGGTGAAACACTTTACATCATTTACGGTCAAATTATTACATCGTGAAAAAATATTTAATCATACTTTTTTTATTTGTTTCTGCTCATTCTTTTGGGCAATCTTGGCAGGTTAACCACATGGAGCCGGGATTCCAATTTAACGGAATTAAAATACTTAAGTCTCTTTTAATTCCAACAGTTTGTGGAGTGCCTTCAATTGCGCCTGTTAGAGGAAATGGTCAATCCGCCATCGCAGCAGACACTTGTAACAACCGTTTTTACTTCTACAACCCCAAAGATTCAACATGGAGTGAAGCCGGTATTTCCCGTTCTACTATAGATTCTATATTAGGAGGGTATTATACTATAAGTCAGGTTGATTCAATAGTAGCCGGGTTTAGCAGTATTGATTCTACTGCTTATCATACAATAGGGCAAGCGTCTGACAGTTCTTACTTTACTATTAATACTCCTGATGGAAGGATAGATACAGTAAGATTTGTAGGAGAAAGTGATAGTGCAGGAGCTGCCTCACGGTTTGGAATTGAAGATAATACAGGAGTACAGGATAGGGAAATGACACTCGGCACTGGTAATACACTTGTCATAAAATTAGATTCAAGTGGATATTACAAATTTATACTTGGATTTAGCCAAAATTTAGGTGATAGAAAAAGTTTTGAAACTATATTTCAGAATCCTTTATCGAATACATTTACTGACTTACAACAGGATACGACAGAACTTTACTTTAATTATAATACCGATACAGTAAGTAATTCTATATCCACTTCTAATTATGGAATAGATTTTTACTCTGCAAGCCAAACTGGAAATTCCTCTAATGGGACAGTCAGAGAAATGCTTATAACTCCACACCAGTCAACAATAACAAGAGGTGGAGGAATAAATGATGATTTACCTCATGAAATAGCAACTTCTGTAAATGGAAGTTTGGCAGATAGCACAGGTAACATTCAACTTTCTCAATTAAAAGTAACTACTAAATCCTCCGACCCAACAACAACAGATATTCCAGATGGATATTCAGCAGTCTATAAAAATAGTACAAGCGGCAATGTGTATTTATGGGTAAATATTTCAGGAACACTTCTTAAAACGCAATTAAATTGAAAAAACTCTTAACCATATTATCTCTTTTTATTTCTTCTTATTCTTTTTCTCAGGTAGTTGTAAAAGTACCTCAACAGGATATTTCAGGAAAAGTAAATAAGTCAGACAGCGGAATAATTTATGTCACTCCTAATGACTTAGGTAAAAAAGTAGATACTTCTCATAAAAATATTGAAATTGTCTTTGCTCCTCTTTATTCAGTTAAAGTCAATGATTCTACTAATGAGCTTCATGCTTATATGACAACTGATACAACTCTTGGAAATGCAACAGATACCACAGTGGCGAGTAGTTTAGCGATAAGAAAAGCAATAGATAACAGGATTCATAACAATGGATGGGTAAGCGTTCTTAATTATGGTGCTAAAGCAGATAGTTCAACGTTGAGTGCAGACGGGATTAATGCAGCAATTACAGTACAATACAACGCCGGTGGTGGAACAGTTCTTATCCCTCCGGGAAAATATCTTATCAATAAGGCTATTCGGATAAAGGATAATGTCACCCTTATTGCTACTGGTGCAGATATTTATTTGAATTCAGGGGCTAATGATTACATGGTAAGAAATGATGATTTCTATAAGGGGAATAAAAATATCTCAATTACAGGTGGCACATGGCACGCAAACGGAGCTGCTAATGGCATTTTGAGGCTTAATGATTCCACAACTTTAGACACTGATTATTATGGTTTTGGTTTTGTTTTTTGCAGGGTAAATAATTTACTTGTTGAAAATCTTGAGATCGATAACACTCAAACATGGGGGATAGGCCATTTTATTGGTAATTATGAAACATTCAGGAATATCAAATTCCATCAAATGTTGAGGGATTCGTATAACGGTGATGGGATATCTGGTTTCGGAGATAATTGTTTGATTGAAAATATTTCTGGATATACAAATGATGACATGGTTGGTTTTATTGTAGGGACAAATGGAGGCTTTGGTAATCATGGCTTCCCAGCTGGCTATTGGCCAACTAAGCAGAATGTTTACAATGTCGCGATTAGAAATATAACCGGAGAGTTATACGATAGCGCTCATAAAGGCATTGATTCTGCGTACGCATTCCGGCTCGTTCGGGTACATTCTGCCAATGGAGACACTTTGTTTCATGCACAAGTTGATGGGGTTTCAGGTGTCACCCGTTATGCTCCAATAATCATTCAAACAACATACACCGGATTTAATCCAGGGGTGATTCAAAATGTAGACATTAATAATGTTAGTGCAATGAGCGTAAGTAATAAATCAGGTGCAAATTTAAGAAGCGGATTTATAAGGGTTGACGGAGCTAAACAAATGAGAAATTTGAATATATCTAATGTTACACGTTATGATACAATAGGCAACTACCCACTCATAGGTCTAATAAATTCAAACATAAAAAACCTTAATATCAACAATTTTTCAAATTTCACTACTTCATCACAATTGATAAATGATTCAATCTCTGTTGTAAAAAATGTCAATATTTCAAATGGAATAAATACCGATACCACTCTCACAGCGCCCGTACCAATTTATAAGAAATGGAATCTAACAGATTCACTTACTTTTTTAAGTGTAGTAAATGTCAAGAATAACATTACAGATTCGGCAATTAATAAAAATTCTGGCGCAAAAATATCTTTAAAATCAATCGCTTTCCCTGTTGATACAGCTAAATTAACTGGTAAAAGTGGTGATGTTGTTTATCAAAAAGCCTTTGGGCTTGTGTATTATGAGAATGGCAAGTGGAATTCTAACATAACCGGGGGTTCTGTTGGTAATGCAGATAGTTTAGGTGGTTATCCTGCTTCTTCTTATTATATAAAAACGGCCGTAGACGCCCTGTTGTCTGCAAAAGCAAACGATAATTCAGTTGTCCATAATACTTTAAATGAAAATGTTGGTGGCGTAAAAACATTTACATCAAATTTAATAGTTAGCGATGGGTTGGGTACCACAACCGTAAGCGGTGCATCAGTAATATTTAATAGATCATCGGCCTATTTTTCAATGGCGAGTGCTGGTCAAGTATTTAATATACAGGCGGATGAGTTTCTTATAAGGAATAGAGCGCTAACTGTTACTATGGCCGATATTACTACCTCAAATGCAATTTGGTCCGTAAAAAATAGATACACCGCCAACCCGACCATGACGTCAGCAGATAGCCTTACCATGACCGATAAGAAGTATGTGGACAGCGTTTTTGCAAATGTAGGGGCAAGTGTAGCAAGTGCGTCCGCCATCACTCCAACAGGAAATACTTTCCACGTAACCGGAACAACTACAATAACAAGTATCACAGCTACCAATGTAAAGGCGGGTTCGGTAATAACCATAATTTTTGATGGGTCACTAACCTTCACGGATGGGAATAATTTAAAACTGGCAGGCAATTTTACGACATCTGCCGACGCTACTATAACGCTTAGGTATGATGGAACTAACTTTTATGAAATGTCGCGAAGTATAAATTAATGAAAAGATATTTAACCATATTATCCTTTTTCTTCCTGCAAATTACACAGGCTCAAACACCCACAGCAAACGCCGGAGCCGATCAAACTATTTACCTGACAGTAACTAATCAGGTCACTCTAAACGGTTCTGCAAGTACAGGAACAGGATTAAGTTATGTGTGGCGTGAAGTTTCGAGCGATTATTCAAGCGGAGCGACAATCACCAGTCCTACTTCAGTTTCAACGACTGTAACAGGACTTCCTCAGGGAGTTTTTTATTTTGAACTTCAAGTAACGGATAATGTGGACAGGGTAGCCGTGGACACAGTAAAGATAACTGTAAACTACACTACTGCACCCGCTAATTCTACTTTGTTATTTAATTTTCCTTTAAGTGACGCAACAGTGCTAAGTATCGTTAATAATCGCAGTGATACAACTACTTATTTTCCTCCCTCCAACTCTCTGGGACAAGTTACGGACGGTAACGGTCATAAGTGGTACTTATTCAGAGACCGATTAAACGGATTAAGAATTGATGCACAAAGAGGCAAGTTAATTAGTACAATCGAAGATGGATATGCCGGTGAAACAAGTGATGGAACCACTTACTATTCACGGGCGGAAATAGCTCTGGCAGATGGAGATTTTCTTATAGATACCTCTAAAATTTACGCCTTCGAGTGGAAAGGTTATTTACCATCTGACACGAACTTAATCAACACCAATGGTGCGCCTGATTGGGCTGAAATATTAACGATGTTTCAGATTCACTCCTTATCTCAAACGCCCACAGTTTTTGGAATGAATGAAGGGGTAAAGGGAAATATTTACGCGGGATTCCAAACCGATAGTTTGACACTCGGTTATATTCCTGATTTCACTCATTCCCGAACATTAAGATTCACCATCAAAGAAGGAAACGGTGCGGGTGCTTTCATGAAAGTAGAACTTGATGGCCAAACTGTTTATTATCTAAAAAATACTCAAATAGGGTCGGGATATTATGATGATTATGTCAAGTTCGGAGGATTATACGATTGGAGAAATTGGATAACAAATCCTGATAGTCTTGCAAGGGGCAGAAAGTACTCATTAGTTACCGAGGGGTTTAATGTTTACCAACTAAGCGACACCGTGACAAACGTTGCACCAACAGCGAATGCCGGTTCAGATCAATCTATTCAACTTCCTAATAATTCGGTTTCCGTAACAGGTTCAGGAACGGACACAGATGGAAGCATCTCTTCTTACTTATGGACTAAAATAAGCGGCGGAGTAGCTACTATTACAGCTCCTGCAAGTGCTTCTACTTCCTTTACCGGGCTTGTGGCAGGAACGTATGTTTTTCAACTTCAGGTAACAGACAATGACGGAGCGACAGGAA